CCCCTAGCTGCCAGGTTCGACAACAACGTGTCTATATCACTGTAGGAGGCAAAACGCGCCACGACATCATCACCCGTGTGGAGGGAAGTGAACTTGTCGTATATCTCAGGGGCCGCTGCGAAGATGTATGCGGAGTTGAGTATACTATTGAGGAATGTGGTACCCCGGTGCCCGGACATTAAGGTTGACGAAATTCTACCTGCCGGCTGGTCCCCTACATAGGCTGTCATTTTGTCGAAGCTGTCGACAAGCCGCTGGCCGAGGAAGCCGTCGTAGCCCGTCTTTTTGATAGTCTCCTCAATCACTATTTGCTGGGCCCGCAATGTATGTGATTCGTTGAAGGCGTCGTAGTCAAGCATCACGTTTATACTTCCCTTGAGTTTTCGCAGTCGTTCAACTATACCAAGGTTCCCACTGGAGCCAGGGTCCAAGAGGGTGCGCCTGTTCCTCCACGCTTTTTCAACTGGCCGCAGTAGGTGTTCAAAACAGACATATGATACGGTGTCCGTTGCCAGCAGCAGCCGTGTCTTGCCGGGTTCAAGCTTTGACGAAGCGGACACATACACATCACCGTCCCATTGCTTGAGTGGGTTGAGTTCCCAGTTCTCTACAGCTACGCGCCTGTGGACTTGTCCTTCGATGTCGAGCCCCCATTTCTTGTGCACTCGGCCGACTCGCTTAGAATGCCCACCGTTCACGCACCAGAGCCACCTCCTGGACCAGAACGAGTCAGGCTCCTCGTAGTCTATGAACGTGTCAGGTAGTTCATGGTCTAGTATGTGCTTGACAGCGCGGCGCAACTCGTCGTCGCTGAACAGCTGTGGAGATCTCTTCATCCCAAGTTTACCCACGCGCTCCTTCACGGCAGCTAGCATGTCAATGGCTCCGACACCCCTACCCTGTATGCTCTGGCCTTCGCAGACTGCAGCACCGAAAGGGCTCCCATTGAAACCGAGTCCTTTCAGCACCACGGTCAAGTTCTTCGCCTCTGCAGGGTGTTGTCCTATCCTCACTGCAATGTCAGCCCCATCACGGTAGTTAACAGAGAGGCCCATGAACAAGAGGACGCACATGGTGGCTTGGT